AGAAACGCAAATGGGAGAACAAAAACTGGTCTTTATAGATTATTTATACCCGCCTATGAAGCGCTTGAAGGATTCTTCGACAAGCACGGAAATCCTATTATTGAAGACCCTCAACATCCTGTACAAACGATTGATGGGGATTATGTAGATATAGGGGCTAAGACGTATTTAAAGAACGAGAGAGATGCCTTAAAACACGATGCTCGTGAGCTTAATGAATTCATACGTCAGTTTCCGTTTACTGTAGATGAAGCGATGCGTGATTCTATTGAAGGTTCTACATTTAACATTGGTAAAATATATGAGCAGGTAGAGCATAATCAAGAGCTTTATCCTAATCCTGTAGTTCGTGGAAACTTTCAGTGGAAGGATGGAGTAACTGATAAAGAAGTTATGTTCAGTCCTAATCCACAAGGCAGGTGGAGAGTGTCTTGGATGCCACCAAATGAACTTAGAAATAAGTACGTAATTAAGTACAACAAGAAGCATCCGGGCAATGATCATATAGGTGTTGGTGGAGTCGATAGTTATGATTTGGATTCTACTACAGACAATAGAGGATCTAAGGGTGCTTGTCATTTATACAATAAGTTTAGTATGGCTGCGCCACCAAATATGTTTGTGGCTGAATATGCTTCTCGACCACCTCTGGCTAGAATCTTCTACGAAGATGTACTTATGGCTTCTGTGTTTTACGGATATCCACTATTAATTGAAAACAATAAGTACGGCATCGTAAGGTACTTTGAATCAAGGGGTTACGAGGAGTATGTTATGAAGCGACCAGAGCATCTAAAAACTCCTGGATCTATAAACACAAAGACCCGTGGTATCCCCTCTAACTCTCAAGACGTAATACAGGCTCACGCTCACGCTATAGAAGCTTACATAGAAGAACACGTAGGAGTTAACGATGAGACAGGCGAGATGGGAAAGATGTATTTTGACAGAACTCTAGAAGATTGGATTGGATACAAGATAGATAACCGTACCAAGTTTGACCTTACAATTAGCTCTGGTTTAGCTTTACTAGCAGCTCAAAGAGTTAAGAAAGAAAAGAAGCAATCTAATTTTGATGACAAGAAGTTTTTTAGACGATACACGAAGGAGATAAGGCGTTGAGAGGCAGTGTTTTAATTTAGTATATTTGCAAGGAAGTATTTTGCGAAACGCTATATGTACAATAAAGACAATGAAAACGGAAAGTATGGTAATTTTCCAGACCCATTTGCCATACACGGTCAAAAAACCTCCAAGCCTTACGGTCTAAAATACGCCAAAGCTATAGAAAAGCAATGGGGTCATTCTGATGATGAGCGAAGTTTGTTCAGACGCAGACTTAAGGACTTTGAGACGAATCGTGACTACGCTAATGGTACGCAAGATACTTCTATCTATAAGCAAATCTTAAACTCTTTAGATCCTAACAGTGGTGACGGTACACTCTTAAACCTTGACTGGTCACCAGTTCCGATCATTCCTAAGTTTGTAAAGATTGTTGTAAATAACATTCTATCAAAAAAACCGTATCCAAATGTCGCTGCTATCGATCCTCTGTCTCAATCTGAGAAAGATAAGAAAAGAGCAGAAAAGATGTTCGAGGTAAAGAACAAGCAGATGATTCAGGAGATGAATCAAGCAGGTGTAAATACAGGTATTTCAGAGGAAGACATACCGGAAACACCTGAAGAAGCTGAGATCTTTATGGATGCCAATATTAAGACAGCTGCTGAGATTGCTGCACAGATTGGCACAAACTTAACCCTAGAGTGGAATGACTTTGACCAGCGTGTATACCGCAGAGCAGTAAACGATTTAGTTACTTGTGGTATTGGTGTTGTAAAAAGAAATAACGATCCTAACTATGGAATCACAGAAGAGTACATCGACCCGGCATTCTTCTTCCATAGCTACACCGAAGACCCTACGTTTAGCGACCTCATATACGCAGGACACGTCAAAAAGATTAGCATCTCTGAGCTTAAGCGTATTGCTCGTGATGAGTTTACAGAAGAGCAATATGAAAAAATAGCTCAAAAAGTAAAGAACAAATATCAAAATAGAGCTGATAAGCTTTCTTACAAATACTATGACGAGACTTTAGATCGTACAACATATGGGTACGATGAGTTTATTGTTGAAGTTATGAGTTTTGAGTTCCTCTCTGTAGACGATATGATGTTTGAGGAGAAGGGTTCTAGATTTGGTAACAGCAACTTCTACTATAAAGGATTTGAGTATACTCCACCAAAAGAGTCTGTTTTTGACAGAAAGCCATCATCAATGAATGTTGCCACTGTTTACGGAGGCAATTATATAGTTGGTTGTGATTATATGTATGACTACGGTCTTAAAAAGAATGTACCTAAAAACATACACGATTTAACAAAGGCTAGGTTATCTTACTCTGTGGTTTCAACAAACCTGCGCAGAATGATGCCTAAGTCTCTAGTAGGCTCTGTAATCGGTTTTGCTGATCAGTTGCAACTATCACATCTAAAACTGCAACAAGCAATCGCTAAAGCGAAGCCAGATGGTTTGATTGTAGATGTAGAAGGGTTGGAAAACGTACAACTAGGTAAAGGCGGAGAACTGCAACCACTAGACATACAAGACATTTATGAGCAAACAGGTGTATTCTACTATCGTAGCAAGAATCCAGAGGGTGGATTCCAAAACCCTCCAGTTAGGTCTTTGGACAATAGTATCCGTAATATCAATGAGCTTATTTCTATCTATAACCATAATCTCCGTCTTATCCGTGATACAACAGGTATTAACGAAGTAATGGATGGAACATCTCCAAAAGGAGAGCAGTTGGTAGGTGTGCGACAGCAAGCTATGGCTGCTGGTAATAACGCTATTTATGATATCACTAATGCGGCTGTGTATCTATATTCAAGAGTTTGTGAAGACATCGTAAAATGTCTACAAATATTACCTACCGAGTCTGTATTGTATCAAGTTTATTCTAAGGCAATAGGAAAGAATAATATGGCTGTTCTTTCCTCATTCGGAGACTTACCTATGTATAACTTTGGGGTAAAAGTTCAAACAGAAATGGACGATACAGAAAAGTCATACTTAGAGCAAAATATCCAGATAGCGCTTTCACAAAAAGAAATAGATCTTGAAGATGCAATGGCTGTAAGGCAGTTAAAGGATGTGGATCAAGCTGAAAGATTACTGATCATTAGACGTAAGAAGCGTATGCGTCAGCAACAAGAGATTGCGCAGCAGAACTCGCAGATGCAAGCTCAGATGAATCAACAAACTGCACAGGCATCCAGCCAGGGAAAGATGCAGGAAATCCAGATGCAGTCTCAAAGTAAAATTGCGGAAATTCAAGCAGACGCTCAAGCAAAGGCACAATTGCTTCAATTAGAGTATCAGCTTAAGTCTCAGCTAGAATCAATTAAGGGTGTGACTGGTCAGGATCAGCGTTCTCAGGATATGAATTTCAAGGAGTCTCTTGAGATGAAAAAAGAAGATAGAAAAGATAAGAGAACAGAGAAACAAGCAGCCCAGCAATCCAAGATGATTTCTCAGCGCCAAGGCAAACGAGGTGAGCTGACTGATGATAGTGATACGGGTTTAAGTCAAATTCTTGATAACCAGTAAATTAGTACCTTTGTAATATGGCAACCAGCATAAACTTAGACATAGCAAATAGAGTAGATGTTACTACTAGAAAGGGAGACACGTTCACCCTGGAGCTTACTTTTAAAGATGAAGATGGTGTAGTGATTGATTTATCTTCTGGATACGAATGGATGATGCAGGTTCGTGAATCTGATACTTCAACTTCTGCATTAGTTGACGGAGACTCTAATGATGATGGCGCAAACGATTTTGGTTTTACAGGAACTAATACTGGATTGCTAACTATTACAGCTTCAGCAGCAACAATGGCTGCTATTGATGGTGGCATATATGTATATGATTTACAATCTTCACAGGGAGCTGTAGTAACTACTTGGATGTACGGAATCTTTAAAATAAATGAGGACGTAAGTGAGTAATATAACCGTAAAAAACAATGAGGCTATTAGCGTATCCATTCAACAGAGCGGGTATAATAAAAGCACGGTTATAAAGCAGCCTGTAGAGAACCAGATTGATGTCAAAGGCCTCAAGGGTGGTGGTGATAAGAACTATGTACATACACAAGGTTCTCCATCAGCAACGTGGACAGTGTCGCATAACCTAGGTAAGCGACCCGCAGCGGTAGTAGTAGACTCAGCAGAAGACGTAGTATATGGAGATATACGATATATAGATGATAACACAGTAACCCTAACCTTTTCAGGAGCATTTTCTGGAAAAGCATATTTTAACTAGCTATGGCAATAAAGTACCTAAATAGTATAAACCTCAGTCAGAATGAGATTCAGAACGTAGTCGTTCACAACCTCGCTTCTGCACCTTCTAGCCCTAAACTGGGTCAGATTTATTACAACACCTCTTCTACAGAAGTCTACGTTTGTATTAACGAGACTGGTCCTGTATGGCAGAGTATGAAGGGAGACATTACAGCTGTAACCGCTTCTACTGGTTTATCTGGTGGTGGTACTTACGGAGCTGTATCGGTAGCATTGAAAAACAATGCGAACTTCACTGCTAACACACTACAGAAGTGGGACGATACCAACGGTCAGTTTGTAGACTCTTTAATCTCTGATGATGGTAGTACTGTAACTGTAGCGGGTAACTTAACTGTAAGTGGTACGACTACTACGGTTAATACCGAGACGATTAACCTTGCTGATAACATCATCTTATTAAATAGTAACCTTGCTGGAGATGCTGCTCCTTCTGAAGACTCAGGTATTGAGGTTGAGCGTGGTACAGCTGCCAACGTAAGCTTCATTTGGGATGAGAGTGCTGACTACTGGAGTACAGTAAATCAGAAACTACATATCGGTAGCCTTGCTGACTTTGGTGCTACATCAGGAACTTCTGAAATTCTTCTTCATACTTCTGGTGAGGTTAAGAAGTTGGACATTTCTACAGCCTTAGGTGTTCTACAATTTGTAGGTAACTCAGGTGTTGAGAGTATTGGACAGACTGCTTACCTAACTATTCAAGGTGACGGAACTACAATTACTACTGACGCTAGTAGTAATGCACTTGCTATATCTATTGCTGATGCTTCTGAAACAGTAAAGGGTGCTGTTGAGTTAGCTACTACAGCTGAGGTAATTACAGGCACAGATACGGTTCGTGCGGTTACCGCAGCAGGCGTTGAAGCACACTACGATGCTAAGAACTTTGCAGGTGATGTTGGTGACGGAAGTGCTACATCTTATGCTATAACCCACAGCTTAGAGACATTAGATGTAATTGTACAGGTTTACGAAAAGAGTAGCGGTGCTACAGTTTTCACAGACGTAGAGCGTACTGACACAGATACTGTTACTTTAGTTTTTGCTTCTGCACCTGCTTCTAATGCTTACAGAGTATTAGTGACAAGTGTCGCATAATCAGTAATAAATGATTATTTAAAGAGGGGTGGTGGCGCAAAGTCGCTACCCCTTTATTTTTTATCTTTGCAAGACAAGTTAATATTATGGCAATAAAGTTTCTCAATAGTGTAAATGCAGACTCTGGTGTTCTGTATGTAGATGCAGCAAATGATAGAGTAGGTATTGGGACAACTAGTCCTGGGGCTAGACTTAATGTAAAATCTACAGGCAGCACAGCTGACCAGATTACATTAACGCACTCAGGGAACACTGTCAACGTAGTTGCAATAGGGCAGGAAAGTAGTCACGGAAGCTTAGTTTTAAGGGCTAATTCTGGTGTAAATAAAGTTAGGTTATCCGCAGCTGGAAATAACTCATATATACTAGAGAGCAACGTTGGTGTTGGAACTACTAGTCCAGACCACGCCCTACACATACTAGGTTCAGCCACTGGAAATGCAACCAACCTAAAAATAGAATCTACAAGTCAGTATGGTGGTATAGGTTTTTTTGAGAATGCAAATAATAGAGGAACCATTGCTTTCGGTAACGATGGAAACATTTTTACAGGCGCATTAACAGACTCGCTATCTCTTAGAGCTGAAGAAGCTCTACATTTAGGTGCTGGTGGTAATAACTTAGCAATGACTATTGCTACTGCCGGCAACGTTGGTATCGGTACTACTAGTCCTGGAGCTAGCTTACACGTTGCTAGTACTACTAATGATTATGTTGCCAAGTTTAGTCATACCACTGCAACAGGATATGCACCTGGCTCAATCTTACTACAAGCAGGACAAGCGGTTTCT